ATAAAGAAAAATTAGAATGAACGAAATTGATAAAAACATTGGTTGCGTTTTCTGCGGTGCTGAAATCCGTTTTATTGAGAAATGCGAAAAGTGCGGACGGAGTTTGAATTTAAAAGACATTTCGGCTTTGGAGTTTTTATGTATTTTGTGGATAATGAAAAACGCGTCCAAGCATTATAATCTTTCAAACACTGATATTATTTTTGCGGGGGCTTGACAACTTCCAAAAATAAGAGTATACTAAGAGGATAAGATTAACTTGTCTCTTTTATGTTCGGAAAATACGCGACAAAAAACGACCTAAAAGAATTTGGCGAGACCATCGGCAAAAGTTTTGAAATTCTTAAAAAGGAAGTGCTAAAACAACTTGACCTATTAAAAACAGAACCGCCAAAAATGACCGAGACCGCCAATAGTGATTTTCTGCTGAATTCGGCTTTTGTATATTTTGGCGAAAAAAACCCCGAGACCGAAAAATCCCTGAACAGCGAACTAATGACTTTGCTGCAGAGATACAGGGTTTTGAAAATAACCGCAGAATTGTTTAAGAAGTTTTAAAAAGAAATATTTACAATTTAGAGCTGTTGTCTTCTAAGCGGACAGACAATAATAAAAACACGCTTCGTAAACTATATTATATTTTCTTAAAATTCCCGCTCCGACCGCTCACTGTCGACGGGGACTTGAATGAGAATATAATACAGTGATAGATAGGATTGCAGGATAAATATTTTGGTTCTTACTCTGCCCTTGCTAATCGGAAACGGTTAGCTTATCGGAGTAGGAACTAAGACTAAGGGCTTGTGCAATCAGTCTATCTGCTCTAATACACCAGACTTTAGATTATTTAAGAAATAACAACACCCAAGTTAATATTCAAGGGATAGAGGAGGTATTGTCTATTATAAAATTATGAGCGATGAAACAACCGAAAAATCGGCAGAAAATCGGTATAATGACCCAATAACAGGAAAATTTATTAAAGACAACCCGGGAAAACCTATTGGAACAAAAAGTTATCAAACTGAAATGGAAGAAGCGATTGTGGAATTCGCCAAACTAAATAATCTTACTCCCGCTCAAGTCAAATTGAGAATTTATCTTAAGGGCGCAGAGTCTGCATTAGACGGCGAATATAATTTTTATCGGGATTATATGGACAGAAAGCACGGCAAGGCGAAGGATAGTTTGGATATTACAACCGGCGGCGAAAAAATTCAATCAATAAATTATTTTACCCCCGATGGCAACCCTCAACATACATCCGACCCCAAAACAGCATCTGGTTTATCAGGCGTTGAAGAACCCGGAAGTTAGTGAAGTATTCTTTGGATAAATAAAAATATGATTAAGAAATGTATAGTTTGCAATAAAGAATTTATTACTTATCCTTCAAAAATTAAATTAGGAAGAGGCAAGTATTGCTCAAAAGAATGTTGTTTATTAGTGACAAATAGAATACTAGAAGAAAATGGAAAGATTACAAGATTTAAAGAAGGGCAAAAAGCACATAATTTTAAAGGTTTTATCTATTCTTTATCTAGAAACGGTGGGAAAAAATATAAATTGATTTATAGCCCAGAACATCCCAATTGCGATAAACACGGTTATGTTAGAGAACATAGAAAAAATATTGAATTAAAAATAGGAAGGTATCTTAAACTATCTGAAATAGTTCATCATATAGATGGAAATACATTGAATAATAATATTGAAAATTTAAAATTAATGACTAAAAAAGAGCACGATTGCTTCTGTTTAGTCAGATAGGAGTCTCCCGCACTAACATCATATGGCAACATTAAACATTAGACCTACAATAAAGCAACACGAGGTTTACCAGGCTTTAAAAAGTCCAATGGTTAATGAAGTATTCTTTGGTGGTGGTGCGGGAGGTTAAGGCGGAAAGAGCTGGGTGATATGCGAAAGCAGATTAATTAACTGTTATCTCTATTCGGGATATAAGTCGTTTATCGGGCGCAACGAGCTGACGCGCTTAATGCAGTCAACCTATTTAACATTCTGCAAGGTTTGCAAGTTTCACAAAATACCGCAGGGCGACTGGCGCCTTAACGGACAGTATCACTTCATAGAATTTATTAACGGCTCGCGAATTGATTTATTGGATTTAGCCTATAAGCCTTCCGATCCGCTTTACGAGAGATTTGGTTCGCTGGAATACTCGGACGGAGCGATTGAAGAAGCGGGCGAGGTTCCGTTTATGGCTTACGATGTTTTAAAAAGCCGTGTTGATAGACATCTGAACAAGGAACTGGGCATAAGAGCCAATACTCTGATTACCGGCAACCCGAAGAAGAATTGGACGCACAGAGAATTTTACACTCTGTGGAAAAAAGGAATATTACCAAAAGACAAGGTATTCATTCAGTCCCTATACGGCGATAATCCTTATACGGCCGATAGCTACGGCAAGCAATTAGCAAGGATTAAAGATAAAATCACAAAACAGCGACTGATGTTCGGCAATTGGGAATACGAAGCAGATCCGACCACGCTGATAGATTATGACGCGATGCTTGACATTTTCACTAATTCGGTGGAAGCGACAAAAGAAAAATACCTTGTGGCTGATATTGCCAGATTTGGGAAGGATAAGACGACAATTTCTTTGTGGGAAGGACTGAAAGCTTTTAAGATATTGACTTACAAGAAGCAAGGAGTTGACCAGACAGCGGAAGAAATAAAGAAGTTAGCTCATAACGAACAGATACCGTATAGCCACATACTTGTTGATGAAGATGGCATCGGAGGCGGAGTTGTTGATATATTACGCGGAATTAAGGGATTTATTGCTAATAGTCAGCCATTGAAAGATTTAAATGAAATTGAAGATAAATTGACGAATTACGGAAATCTGAAAGCCCAATGCGCGTATAAGTTAGCCGATTATATCAATGATCACAAGATAGCGGTAAGAACGAAAGAGGAAGCAGTGAGAGAGCAGATTATTGAGGAATTAGAACAAATTAAGTCAAAAGACCCGGACAAAGACAGCAAGCTGAAGATTATTAGCAAAGAAGAAGTCAAGGAAGCTATCGGCAGAAGTCCTGATTATTCGGACATTTTACTTATGCGAATGAAATTTGAAATTAACAAAACAGAAGAAGATGGCGCGGTTTTAACCAAAGACATTGATTATAGCGCCCCGCCGGGCATAACCATTAAAGACGGGTTTGTGTCTGGAGAGGATATGGCGCGAGAAGAAAAAGCGCCGGAGGACTGGAGATATTATTAAACTAATTATTAACTTTTAAATAAAATGAAAATGACTTTAGGACAGAACGCGCTCGGACTGATTAAGTATATTTTAATCAACACCGGCGAAAAAGAAATCAACGCGCAGGGACAGGAGGTTGACGCGCAAAGACGGCTTAATGGTGAAGAATCAAGCCAAAGACGGCATTATTTGAATGCCGTTAACCCTCTATTAGACGAAAAAAGAGAAAAACTAAACAAATTGCTGGAAACAACAAAAGAAGCGTGGAAAACCGCTAACCCCAAAACCGAGAAAGAAGAAGAAAAAGCGTATGAAGTCAGAATGAGCCAAGCATTGGTCAAGGATAAGGCGTTTAATGACGCGGTAGTCGCGATTACTCAAGAACCGATAGAAATTACATTGACTAACAAAACAGTTGCCGTAATCAAGAAATACGTCAGTGAATTTGGAGCTAAAGTCGGCTGGCTGGCAGGCGACGATTTAGTTGTTGAAGAAATAAACGAAGCAATAAAATGATTAAAAAAATCTACAAAATAGGCGGCTTGACCTTGATAGAAATCACCACCTATGAAGACGAGCGCGAAATGCCTGTTAAAGTAAAAGGCGGAGGCGAAGTTATTGAATTGACGCAAAAAGACATAGATAAAATTGAAAAAAGCAATGAAATATAAGGATGTAAGCCATATACCCATTGAAAAAATCAAGCAGCAGCAAGCCAAATATAAGCGGGATATTATCCAGCCCCGCATAGAGGGAGAAGTTAATCCCGAATATGTCCATTTTTACGGGGCTAAAAAACTTAATGTGTCAAAGCACGATGTGGAACGAATGGCGAAGATAGACCACAGGCTGGCTAATAAGTTATTAGACAATAAAAGAAAAATAAATGTCAACAGCAACATTTGACGCTAAAAACGGAATTTATTTAACGCAGGCGGAAGCGGATTTGTTTATTATCTTTAGGCGGTATCAGTGTATTTGGGCTCAGATATTCGGCGAAATCAACAAAAACAAAAAAATAGAGCTTCATTTTGACCAATACGGAGTATTGGAATTTGCCAAAACGGACAAGAGGTATTATAATAATTAAGCGGAATATAAATTAGTCCCTTAACTACTACCGCGAGCGGACAGCATTTATTTGCTGTCTTTTTTTTATGGGAATTACAAATATTTTAAAAAATTTATTATCAAGCAAGATTGAAGGCGCGCAAGAACCGAAACGGCTTTTGGAATTGTCTATGAAAGACGAGGATTTAATCCGCGAAATAGATAACGATGTCCGCGTTTCTAAACCTTTGTATGACAAAATTAAGCGGATACAGGACGAAAATGAGCAATATTATTTAGGCGAGCAATTAGACCGCAAAAGGTTTGAGTATGAGCTTCCTACCGCAGAGAACCTGCTTTATATGGCAACCGAGACCATCATGGCGATTATTTGCTCGCAACGGAGAGAGCCGATTGTCTTGCCTGGCACTGATACGGACGAAAGCAGGGACTTGGCCGAAAAGACACAAACTTGGTTAAGCTGGAAATGGGGCGACGAAGATATGGTTTTGAAGTTTGAGGATTGGGTGCGGGCGGCAATGATTTCAAAAATAGGCGTGTTTAAAGTCCGCTATGACCAATTCAAAGATGATTTTGAGATTAAGACGCTGAAGTCGCAGCGAATAATGATAGATAAAGACGCTACCGATGAAGACAACGCTAAATTTATCATAGAGTTCAAGGAAGACACAATGGCGGATTTAATCGCTTTGTATCCCAAAGCCAAAGAGCCGCTCATTGCTCAATACGGCAAAGAACAGGGAACGATTATCAGGTATTTGGAATACTGGACAAATGAATTTACGGTCTGGAAAGTCGGTTCAATCTTATTAGACAAAAAGAAAAACCCAAACTGGAACTGGGAGGAAAACCGAGAAGAAAACCTAAAAACCTTAAAAGAAAAATGGGCGAGCAAAGTTAAAAACGAAAAACTTGAAAATATCTTATTGAACTATTTTGACAAACCGCAAAAGCCTTATATTATCTTATCTCTTAAAAATTTAGGCAATTCAATATACGCTGATAGTGTTACTCCCGATACACCTATTATTATCAGGCGATATGGAAAGTTTTTGGATATTATTCCGATTGAAGAATTAGCTCCTGCTTATTCTAAAAACTATTTAGGATATTGGGAAAAGTATAGGCACGTTGACCAAAACATAGAAGTTGTTACAAAAGAAGGAAACTGGAGCAAAATTGCCTATATTTATCGGCATAAAGTCAATAAGCCAGTTTATATAGTCGAAATAGCCGGAGGAATTGCAAAAGTTACAGGAGATCATTCTTTGTTTCAGTCAGGAAAAGAAATAAAAGTAAAAGATTTGAAATTAAAAGACAAAATTGATGTTTTAGATTTTAATTTTCAAAATAATTATTCTGAAATAACAAAGGAATATGCGTATGTTCTGGGATTTTTTGTGGCGGAAGGTTGGGCGAATGGAGTAAAAAATGGTTATAGAAATAATGACTGGAGTATTAGCCAGAAAAATTCTAAAGTCTTGGAAGAACTTGGAGTTATTCTTGAAAAAGTATGGAACCAGTCTTTTGTTGTTAAAAAGAAGCCGAAAGGAATGTTTGAACTAAAATCAATAGGAAAAAAAGAAGAATTAGTAAATTGGTTTAGAAAACATTGTTATACCAAAAGTGGCGAGAAAAGAGTTCCTATACAAATATTAAATAGTGATAAAACTATTAAAAGAGCGTTTTTGGATGGATACTGGAATGGTGACGGAAGCGGAAATATTAAAGAAAAAGTAGCGAGATGCACAACTAAAAGTTTTGTTTTAGCTTCAGGTATTTCTTATTTGTTAAATTGTCTAGGATATGAGGTGGGAGTTTATAGTGATAAAGTTAAAAAATCCATTTTTAATTTAAACATAATAAGAACAACTCGGAGAAAAGAAAAAAATGAAGTAAAACATATCAGTCAAAAAAATAACAATGATTTTGTTTATGATATTGAAACGGTTGACGAAAGTCATTCGTTTGTTGGGGGGGTAGGAAATATAATTTTTCATAACACCACCGATTTTGAGCAGGGCAAAGTCATACAGGATATTATTAACAGGAGAAAACGCCTGATTGATAAAGCGGCGGTTAAAGCGCTGGGCAGGGAAGTGGTATCAGGCTCGTTCATTTCCAAAGAAGAAGCAAAGAAAATGCTGGTCAGTCCCAATTCTCCATTGTGGCTGAAGGGCGGCAAGGCATCAGACGCCATTACTTATGTCTCGCCTCAGCCGGCAAGTCCTGTCTTATTTGATGATTTAATGGAAAGTCAGCGAGCTTTGGACAATGTGATGGGAACTCACGGAACGACCAGAGGCGAGCGAGGGGCGCAAGAGACCGCCACGGGACGGACTATATTAAGACAGGGGGACTACGGACGCATTGATTTGACGGTTAAAAGAATAAACAAAAAGTTGGAACTCTTATACGGTTGGATGCTCCAAATGGCTAAAGTGTATTACAACGAGACGCATTATGTCAAAATGCTGGGAAAGGAAGGAGCGATTGAATACTTAAAATTCAGCTCGGATGCGATTGAAGACGGTCAAGAAATACGGATTAAGAGTGAATTGACGGTTGATAAAGCGGCGGAAAAAGAAGCGATTGCCGGACAAATGCAAGCGGGACTGCTTGACCCGTTAAGTTATTTTGAGGCAATGGACGAAAGTAAGCCCAAAGAAAAAGCCCGAAAAGTAATTCTCTATAAGTTAGACCCGAAACTTTATTTATCGGAATATCTGGTGGACGCGAATACTCCGGGGGCGGAAAACACACCAGAGGGTATGGCAATGCAAGAGCAAAGTAAAATAATAAAAGGCGAACAGGTTCCTCCCTACATAAAAGCGGATAATGTCCATATTGAAACTCACAATAAGTTTATTCAATCAACTGAATTTAAGAATGCGGATGATGAGATTAAAATGAATATGGCAGACCATTTAAGAGCGGAAATGGAGATAGTAAAACAGTCTGTTCCTAATAATTCCAATAATCCAATAAATCAACAACCTCAACCACAAAGTTAATTCGTTAAAAAGGTTCGCCCCCTATAAAGGCGTAAAAATTATGGCAGAAGAAATTGACGAAATTTTTCCGGAGGAGAACCCGGAAGCCGCCCCGTCCGCGGCAGACCAAACTACTCCCGAAGGCAGTGAAGCCGTAAAAACACCGGCAGAAGATTCAGTTCCTTACGCGCGTTTCAAGGAAGTGATAGAAGAGAAAAACTCTTTTAAAGCCGAATTGGGACAGATGCGAGAGGAAATTGAATCGTTAAAGGCGAAAGAACCTGAACCTGAACCGACCACCTTTCAAGAAGTAGAGGACAGAGCTATTAAAAAAGCTCTTACTCAATTTGAAAAAAGACAGGCGGAAAGTCAGGAAAAAGAAAGAGAGCAGGAACAAGCCATTGAAAATAAGTTTGAGCAGTTAAAGCAAATCGGGCAGGACATCACGCCCGAACTGCGAAAAGCGGTTTTGACTGAAATGGTCAGAACGGGCAATGATGATGTCGTGGCGACATTCCTTGAGGTCAAAAAATCTCTTGATAAGTCCTCCAAAAGCGAAACGCTTAAAAAGGAAGGCTTTATCCCTCCTTCTCATAAAGGTTCTCCAGCCCCAAGCGGCTACAACTATAAAGAAATCCAAAGCAAAACTTTAGACCAAATTATAGATGAAGCCGAATAATCAACTAACTTTATTTTTATGGGACGAGTTATAGGGACGCAAACGCAGCAAATGACTATGGAGAAAGTCGCCGCCAAAGTGACGGACGGCATTCTTGGTGGTTCATTGATTACTTCTCTTATTTTCTCCAACGCCAAGCCGTGGAGATTTGGCAAGAAGTATGTTCACACTTTTAAGTATCAGAAATCCAGCGCTATGGGCTGGTATACGGGAATGGGCAATTTTAACACCACTGAGCAAGTCGGCGAGGTTCAAGGCGAATGGACGCCGGCTTCAATGTATGGTTCGGTGACTATGCCCGGATTGGAATTATCCGTTAATAAGAGTCTTCCGATAATCAACCAAGAAGCGTATAAAATGGAATCTGCAGGACAGGACTTGCTGGATAGCATCGGAGACGCTTTTTATGGCAGTGGAGCAGGTAATCAATGCGACGGATTGGATAATGTGATAGACGACGGGACTGTCGCCGCCACTTACGCCGGATTAACCAGAGAGACTTATCCGGTATTAAACGCCGATGTCACCAGTTCAGTGGGTTCGTTATTGCTTGACCATATTGCCGCTTCCATTGACGCGGCAACAATAGGAAGCCACCAACCTGATCTGATTATCACCACCAAGACGCTTTGGAGAGCGATTGAAGATTTGTTATTTCCTTCCATTACCGCTCAATATGGCGCGGCTGGTTCAACCAGAGGCAAAGTTAATCGCTTGGGCGATGTGGGCGCGGGGCAGACATTAACGGGATTGGCTGGATATACCGCCATCTACTTCAGGGGTATTCCGATTGTTGTTGACGACAAATGCCCGAGCGGCGATATATGGTATCTTAATCGGGATTTCATTTTTTGGAGCGGATTGCCGCACTACAAATACGGGTCGGTTTCATTGGGTGGTGGAATTATTGAAGGAGTTGATAACACAGTTCCGACAAATCACGGCATTGCTTGGACAGGATTCAAGACTCCGATAAATCAGGATGGAGTTACCGGGCAGTTTCTGCTTTATGGACAGCTTATCTGCACCAGCCCGAGACATCAGGCAAAAGATGAAAATTGCACGGCTTAATTATTAACAACTTATTATTAACGCGGATGACGGAAGAGTATCAAGAGATACTGGCTACTGAAAAGTAGAGATTCCGCTTTAATAATAAATAATCTATGAGTTTAAAAAATATAAAACGATATGTGATGGGGGTTCGCCAGAATAACGGCGTATTACAGACGGATCAGGTTGAATTAGTGTCAAGGACGACAGCTCCAACCGATTCAAATTTGACTAATGGCCGTTTGTATTATGATTCGGTTTTGGGTGGACTTTACGCTTATATCAACAGCGCGTGGGTTTCTTTAGGAACTGGCGGAGCGGCTGGGGTCACTTCTTGGGACGGACTATACGATAACGATAAAACGCTTGATTTAGATGGCGGCGTTTTGACATTTATAGTTACTACCGCCGCTAATGGTTTGTATCTTAACAAGACCAATGCAGGCGCCGGCGTTCCTTTGGTAATTGCCAATTCTGGAAGCGGATATGATATGTCTGGTCCCGCTTGGTCAATTATTTCAACTGGTTCGGTTGGTATTCTGGAATTAACGAGTGGCGGAACGATTAACGCTACTGGCGGAGCATTAACGATTGGCAAAACAGCGACTGCTACTACATTTGTCGGAACGATTACAGTCAGCGAAGGCGCGACATTTTCCGATGGCACAGTCGCGGTAGTGGACAATTCAAATACCGCTGGAGCATTGACGGTAACTAACGCCACACTTACGACTTTCGCGGGTTTAATGAAAGTTACGGGCGCGGCAATGACTTCTGGAACGGGTATTTTGGCGACTTTCGCTGAAATGACTACTGGCAAGGGATTAAGCATAGTGGCGGCGAAAACTACGGAAGGTTCTTTGTTATATCTTTCCGCGGTTGAAGCTGTCCTTACTACTGGGTTGTATGTTCAATGTTTTGACGGCGCGACAACTGATTTCTCGGTAGGAAGATACGGAGCGACAATAATCGCGGGAGTTGCCGCAAGCAATGTCTTTACGATTACCGCAGGAGATGTAGTTTTATCAGACACTTCAATTACTCTTACTGACGCTGATGACGCCGCTTCTTTGGTGATAGTTAATAACGCGGGAATTGGAACCAACGCGGCAGTTGTATCAGTGGCGAGTTCTGGAACTTATGTCGGGAATACTACAAAGAGCTTCTTGACACTTACTCCTTCGGGTCTAACGACTGGAACTGGGGCATATCTTCCTTTGGCCGCCGTAACTACTGGAAAAGGACTTCATATTACCGCCGGAGCGACTCAAACGACTGGTTCATTGCTCTATGTTCAAGAAACAGGCGCGGAGTCGGCTTTGACTTCTGGAACGATTGCCACTTTTGACCATACGGCAACCGCTATTACGGCAACTGTTAATAAAATTGGCAATGGAGTTACAATAAGCGCGAGCAGAACAATCACTTCCGGAACAGTCGCGGATAATTATGACTTGGCGAGTGTTGTTAGAACACAAATCATAAATACTGCGTTAAATACGATGACCGCTGAAGGCGCGGTTCTGTATGTTCAGAATATAACTACTAATACTGCTGGAACAATTACTGACACCGTTAAAGGCATTGAGGTAGTAATGGACGCTGACGGAAGTGGAGCAGGGGTTCACGTTACTCATTCCGCCGCTACCGGTTCAGCTTTCGCAGGTGTTAATAATTCTCTTACTACTGGCGACTTATTGTCTCTTACATCCACTTCCGCAGTAATAGCGGCTGGAACATTGGCGACATTGGCGCTAACTACATCCGGTTCAACGATTACCGCTAAGACAGGAGCTTTGGTTTCGGTTGCTTCAAGCAGGACAGAACTTGCCGCCGCCGCCACTGCCGATGATTATGATGTGGTAAGCGTGTTAAGAACTAACATTACAAATACCCTTGGAACTTTGACTGCCGCCGGTTCAGCTTTGAAAGTCGCGGTTGTAAATACTCAAACCGCTGGAACTTTGACTGCCACCTGCCACGCTCTTGAAGTAGTTTATCCGTCCGCTGGAACTGGCAACGCGTTAAACATTACTGACAGCCACGCCACGACAAAAGCGGCGGTTCTTTTGACTGCTTCAGGCGCGACTTCCACCGGTTCACTGACGGTTGTTAATAACGCTTTGACTACAGGCACGGCGGTCTCAATCACCACTACGGGAACGATTGTAACCACAGGCGATGTGTTAAGCATAGAAGCTAACACAGCCACGACTTCTACCGGACTATTAAGGGTTTCGGGAACTTCTTTGACTGATGGATTTGTCGCCGAACTGACTGGCGCGACTACCGCTACCGCTACGGGCGGAGTGCTTAATCTCGCGGCTGGAGCGGCTACCGACGGCTCAGCGTTGAGGATTACCACCTCAGGTGTGTATATTGGAACGGTTGGAGTTGTAGATATTAACGCCGCCGCCGCCACTTCGGGAGTTATAGTTGATATTGGCGCGGCTGGACTTACTACAGGGACTGCTTTAAAAATAACCGCTACCGAAGCAACTCTTTCATCGGGAAAGTATGTCGCGTTTTACGATGGCGCGGCTAACGACTTCTCTGTCGGGCGATATGGAGCGACTGTAATCGCCGGCAATGCTTCTGGAACTGCGGCTTTAACGCTTACCAATGGAGATATACTGTTGTCTGCGGGAAATATCACATTTACCGCAGGAACGATTATCCATACCGCTCAGGCGATACTTAACGCTAATACAGCTATCTCGGTCACTCACGGAGTAACCAAAATTGCCAACAACGCGGCTTCCACGCACGCGATGGCTGATGGAGTTGAAGGACAGAAGAAAACGATTGTCTGCACAGTCTACGCAGGCAACGCGGTTATTACTCCGACCAATCTGGCGAATGGAGCGACTATTACTCTAGGCGCGGTTGGCGGCGCTTGCGATTTGGTTTTCTTGGGAACTGAATGGTGGGTAACGAATTTATACGGAACTGCGACACTGGCATAGCTTAATTCTGTTTGGCGGTTCAGTTTAAAAACCGCCGCTTAATTTCTAACTAATCTCGCAACAAATCAATAAGTTGCGGGAAAATATATGGCTTATCAAGAAAATGGCGTAGGTTCGGTCTATGCGACCAAACTTACAGCGAATAACGCAACAGCTCAAGAACCATTAGGTTCAGTAAGAGAGCTTGTTGACGGACGAAAATTCCGATATGTAAAAATGACTGGCGGAGCATTGGCTCAGGGCAAGCTGGTTAAAGCGGCCGCGGTTGTAGTTATCACTAATATGACTTCGGCTAATGGAACTGGTCCCGATGGAGCGACTACGACTGTTATCACCGACAGCGACGCGGCTTGGACTTCTGACGCTTATGTGGGTTACTATTTTAAAGTAACCACAGGCGGAACGGGAAGCGAAGAAGCGATTAAGATAGTCGCCAATACCGCGACGACCTTAACTTTGGAAAAACAGCTCGGCACGGCATTGGCCGCTGGCGGAACAGATGACGGCGAAATAATTCCTCCTAAAGGAGTAGTTGTTATCACCGCAGTCACCGCTCCAAGCCAAAACACAAGCGGAGTGGGTATCGGCACGATTACCGAGAATTACCACGGCTGGGTGCAATTCAGAGGCGAGGGCAATGTAATCTGCACTACCGCGGTTACTGAAGGTTATCCGATAACTCCGGGCGGAGCGACTACCACAGGACAGGCAATGGTCGCCACCTCTTTGGCAACCGATGAAGTAATCGGTTATGTCCGAGCCGCTGGCGGAAACGCCAAAATGGCTTTAGTTGATTTACTGATAGCGTAATAATGGACTGGGCGAGCGCAATTCTCGCCCTCTTAACTTATTAAACTTAAAAAAATGACACAAGCAATCGCGTTAAAAAAATTGTATAATCCGACCGCGGAGGATTTAGAGTTTTATTATGATTCAGCCCGATATGTCGTAAAGGCGGGTAAAAGTGAAATGTTTAACGATTTTTTGGCTGTTCACGGGGCGAAAAAACTGGCGGACAAAAACGCCAAAACAGCTAATCCGGACGAAAGAAAGGTTTTAATAGCCGCTTATCTGGAAAATTCAGACCCTAAAGTTATCGCAGAACGGCTGGGCATTAAACTTGATGTTATTCTCGCCAAAGCGAATGAGAAAGGCAAAGAAAAAGCCCGAATGGCAAATCTGGAAACACAAGTCGCCGAACAGAATAAGAAAATTGAAGCTTTGTTAGCTAAAACAGAAATACCGCAAACAGAAGAAATTAAAATTGATAAAAGAACAAAAGAATTTAAAGATAATCAACCTAAATAAATAAAGATATGAGTGATAAAAGAATAATGCGTTCCGCGAGCGGGTCTAATACGCCTGCAATATCCAGCAGCGCAACCGCTTTGGCGGCTAACGCCAATCGTTCATTATGGAGCATTCAGAATTTAGGCGCGAATACTCTCTATATCCGTTTGGGAGCGGATGCCAGCACTTCCGTTTTTCATTACGCCTTAAAGGCGGGTTCGGTTAATGATGACGGCACAGGCGGGTCAATCAACCCCGAAGGCAATGTGATTTATACGGGCGTAATCACAATAGCGGGAACTTCGCCAAGATACACAGTTGTGGAATTAACATAAATTTTATGATAAATAATTACGAAACAAAAAACGAAAAAATGCCTTATGAAATTCAGGAAGTTATGGACAGATACAAAAAACAAATAATAACTTTGGGCATTGATGTGGAACGGCTGGAACGAATGAAAGTTCGCGCTGAAATAACTTTATCCAATCTTGTTGCGGAAGAAAGAGACAAAAAAGAAATGGTGGAAAAGGTGGAAAATAAAATCAAAGAACTCGCTCCCGAACTGAATAGTTTGGGCGAGAAAAGAATAATCGCGCTAAAAGAAATTAAAGAAGCCGAAGAGCAGAGTATTGAAATTGAAAAAGAAAGCAAGGAACGGCTGGCAAACGCCGTAGAAATAGAAAAACAGGCAAGGATTGCGCTGTCGCAATTAACCGAAGAGCGAAGGAATTTAGAAACCGCGATAGAAAAAAACGGACAGGAAACAAAGGAAATAGAAAGAAAAAAGAAAGTTTTATCGGAAATACTAAATAAATTATAATTTATGCCAATTCAACAGGGTTTATATAATCCCGAAGTTTCTAATATCGCCAAAGAGACAACGGGCAATCTGGCTGATATAAAACTGGAGCTTCAGAAACTTAATAGTTTAGCTCCCGGCGTTTTTGACTATATCGGACTTACTTACGATAGCGGTAATAATATAACGCAAGCGGTTTATAAAACAGGCGGGGCAAGCGGGACAACCATTTCAACTCTTACGATGACTTATGACGCAAGTAATAATCTTTTAACATTAACAAAATCATAATGTATCGCATAAATCCTCTAACGGGAAAATTTGATTATTACAAAGAACTTTCCACTGCTTCCTCTTCAGTTTTGGGCGGAGTGAAAATCGGGGCGAGGCTGACGATGACGGGCGATGTCTTAAGCGCCGATGTTCAGGGCGGAGGAGGATTATCAGGAACAATAAATGAGATAGCGTATTTTAACAGCGCGACTACCATTGCTTCTCTTGCAGTAGCAACTTATCCCTCACTTGTAGAATTGGCATTTTTAAAGGGAACTTCTTCCGCTATCCAAACTCAATTTTCTGGAAAACAAACATCTCACGCCAACCTTACTTCGTTTGCCGCTCTTTCTTATGTTTCCGCTTCATTTGTCAAGATGACGGCGGCTGGAACTTTCGCATTGGACACAGCGGCTTATTCTTTGATTTCTCACGACCATAGCGGAGTTTATCTGCCCGTTGCGAGCAACGCCGCTTCTGCCACCTACGCTTCAGCCACCACTATTACGGACGATGTCACCACCAACGCCACGATGTATCCCTTATGGGTTACGGCGAATACGGGCAACCTTGCGACAAAAGTTTCATCAACAAAATTATCTTTTAATCCTTCTACGGGAACTTTGACTGCCACTACTTTTAGCGGGGCTTTGACTGGCACGGCTTCTGGTAACTTAGTAAGTGGCGGAGCTTTAGGCACTCCATCGTCTGGGACTTTAACAAGTTGCACGGGGTTACCTGTTGCTGGTTTAGTTGCTCTAACTGCGAGCCAGATAGTCATTACTACTGCTGGTGGGGTTTTGGTTTCCGCCGCAGTAGCTACTTATCCGAGTTTAACGGAACTAACTTATTTGAAGGGCGTTACTTCCGC